GCAACTATATTCCCACTTGCATCTAAAAACACTGTCTTTGATGCTGGTAGTGTACAAAAAATAGTTTTTGTCCCTGCACTGAAGTTCACTGCACTATCACTATTTGAGCTACTTATTATTGTAGTTCTAGCTAAAGTATCTGGACTAGCATCAGTAATAGTACCAAGACCAACTTCGAACTCCGCTGTGCCAGGCAATGTGATTGCATAGTATGTAGTATTACCATCACCTACTCCTGCAACAAATGTTTCAAAACCAGTTACAGCACCAGCTAAATTTAATGTACCAGTACCAGTTGTGGTTGTAGTTTCTTTTACTCTATCATTTAATACTAACGCCATTATTTAAGCTCTATTGTTAAGTTACCTGCATTAATTCTAAATATATCACCACTTGCTATAGCTTTACTTGCATCTAATGCACCAACAAAAAGAATATTACCACTACTAGATGCGTCAGCAAGAAACACATGAGTTATTGTATCTGTGCCTCCACCACCAGATGCTGGAAACTCTATATTAGCTGCATTTGTTGCAGTTTGTGTATCTGTTGAATCTGCACCTATTGTTGTCCAGTTCGATGCTGTAACTTGTTGTCTTGCATAATTTGTAAAGTCTGCTTCTGTTAAAGAACCAGTTTCTGCTGCACTTACTGCTGTTGCAAGTCCAACATAAATACTATCACCAGGCGATGAGAAACTAAGTGAGTTATTTTTAAAAATAAAGTGTAGTAGTCTTCTCTCTAGATAATTGGTTGCTGCATTTGATGTTGCCATTTTCTACTCCTATGTTCTCGGTCTCGATGGCAGACCAACTCTATAACCATCTGTGTTTTCTCTTGCCTCTCCAAGATCTTTTACTCTTTCTAAATATTGTGTGAACAGTCCATTATAATTTTGTATTACATCTGGCTCACCTTTCATAAAAGTATAAGCCTCGATAAGAGATCCGTAAAGTAAGGCAAAAGGTGCATTAGTGCTAACCCATGTTGTACCACTGTCTGCACCAGCAGTTAGACTAGCTGGTCTATAAAAATAATTTAATTGTATTGTGTAGTTACTATCTGGTGTAGGTGCTAAAATAAAATTATCCTCATCAAATCTAGCGTAATATTTAGGAAGTCCAGTTGTTGTTGAGGCTGGTGTGTACTCTCTCAAAAAGTTTACATCCTTTTGCAACAAAAAACTTTCAGATCCAGATGTTGTTATTTGCAAAGAAAATGATGCTAGATAATCAGCAGGAACTGTAAGAAAAGCATCAGAAGAAGTTAACGCACTTGTTACATTCTTTCTAAAATAATCTAAATCTACACTTTTTAATATCTTTTCTTCAGAGGCTTTTATAAAATTAGGTATGTTATTAACAAAAACTGTTTCTGAATTATCAGTGTAATCTTGTATCGCTGTTGTTAATGTCGCTTTCGTAAAACTCATTTATGTCCCCAATGTTACAGGTCCAGCAGTGACAGATCCTCCACCACCTCTTATTCCTCCAGTTGTAGCAGTACCACTACTTGCTGTAAACGTATATGTATTATCATCTACTTTGGTTATAGCATAACCAGATGAATTATTCAAAACAGTTGCTGTAAACCCATCAAAACCAATCGCATCTCTGAATCTAACAGTGTCACTTGTTGATCTACCGTGTGATGGTTCTATAACTGTGATAGTCGCACTACTAGCTGTAGACAAAAACGGATTTAAACCTAACAAGTTTTCTACAGACACTTCTGTTCTTTTGTCTGGTCTTGGCTCATACAATGCTGTGGGGTCTGGGCCTGGATAATTAGGCTCTAACTGTGGGTGTTTAGCTTCATACTCATCTGGACCCACCTTTAATCCATTCCATTCTTTTCTCATTTCACGCAAACGATAGCGAAAGCCAGACCGATCTGAGTATCCGTATGCCTTTTTACCACTTGCGTACCTAGCCATTAGTACCTCAAGTATGAAATATTAGGTGTCAACTTTAGTGGTGTACTACTTGCATCCTCTGCCGCGGCTCTTTGAAACTCTTCTTCATAAATAGCTTTGAGTATTTGTATTCTGTCGGGTGCTCGTTTTATAGCTATGTAATAAGCAAGTCCAGCTGCCATACAAGGTAAGAATCTAAAAGGTGCGTCAGTTGTATTAACCAAAGCATCTGCATCTTCTATTCGTCTTACATAGTAAAATACCAAAGTGTAAGAGTCATCAGGAGTAGACCACAAAGTAATTGTTGGTGTAACTTGTCTATCAAAGAAATACTGACTTGGTTGTCCAGTGCTTGTTTTATTTGGTATTCTTAAGTATTCACTACGGCTCATTTGTGTAAGAGTGAAATCAGTACCACTGCTATTTCGTAGCACAACTTCTAGTAAATCTACAACTGTAGCATCTAAAAGAGTGTAAGAAGCAGTTCCAGAACTAACAGATACAGTCGCTTGTTTTACTGTCCATAAATTAAGTCCTCTGTTTGCCCAGTCTGCAAACATAAGATTCAAGGATCTTCTGGCAGTTTTAGCATCGTATCCAGTTCTCATCTCCAAGCCACACCTTTCGTATGCCTCTTCGATAAGTTCTCCTACATCTAAGTCAAAATCTCTTGAGCTTGAAGTTGCCACTAGACTTTACCACCTCTTCTCAACTTTTTAACACCAGCATCTCCTTTTAAGGTGATACCTTTTTTACCTTTACCAGCTTTTAGATTACGCTTTTGTGCAGGTGTTAATTTCATGCTGGTGTATTTACCAGACTTAGCCATCATTGGTCTTCTAGCAGTGCCACCACCCATTAATTTTTTAACACCAGCATCTCCTTTTAAGGTGATACCTTTTTTACCTTTACCTTTTTTAAGTTCCATTTTTTGTCGTGGTGTTAAACCACTTTGTTTTTTAGGCATTATTTTCTCCTTTTTCTAGTTAATGATTTCACTCTTCTTGGTTTACCAGCTGGTTGTCCCAACCGATTCTTTTGACTAATCCTACTACGTTTTTCTTTTGCTGTCATCTCTGAAGCTGTTTTTGGTGTTTTACTAGAGATACGTTTTGTTGGTCTACAGTAAGGTGTGCCTCTTTTTTCGCCCTTTTGACGACCACAAGGTTTACCAGTTTTTTGGTCTTTCCAATCCTCTTTGAACCATCTTTTGAGTGCCAAACCAGCTTTTGTTTTTCTAACTGCCATTATGCGTACTTTGTCTTTTTTCTTCTACTTGACATTATAGCACCACAACCTCGTGCTATGTTGGGATTATTTGACTTTCGTTTTGTCATTCTAACGACTTTGCCCTCTTTGGCTTTCATTGACTGCTCTCTGTCAACTCTCTTTATAGCCGCCATCAAACCACCTTCGGCTTTTTTCTTTTTCTTTTTACCACCAGTTCCGTAGTTTGCAGCGCCAACTTTCCTACATTTTGCGATAGCACCTGAGGCATATGCTGATGGGAATACCTTATATCTGGCTTTTACTTTATGATAACATGCGTCTTTTGGCATTACACTCTCCTTTTTTTATTACAAATACATGACCATTTTTTATGTTTACAGTACACGCAGTATTTAACTGGACTACCTCTTACCACTTCTCCTTTTTTTAGAGGCACAATGTGCTCTTTCAGAAAATCCTCTAGGTCGTGAGCAATCGATCTTTCTCTTCCTCTTGGCACTCCACTTTTTACCTCCAGGTTTGGAAATTTGTTTTGACATTGAACCCCGCGAGATCGCCATCATCTTTCCTTTTTACAAATTCTGTCCACAAGACTTTTATCATCTCGTTGTTTTCTTTTACTTTAACCTCTGTAATCGCAGTTCTTTTGTCAACCTCTACAAGCGTAGAAGTTGTCCAAAGAAAAAAAGAGGCAGTTATAGCACCTACGACACCACTAATAATATTTTTCAAAGTTAACACTTCCATCTTCTTCTTGCCTGTCTCAATCTACTATTAGGGTTTTTAGCTGCCTTTGGAAACTTCTTCATTTGACCTGCACTTCTAGCACAGAATGATTTACGTCTGTTAGCTGCCTTACTCCCAGGTTTTACTTTACCAGTTACAGCAGTTTTTAATTTACTGCCTGGATTATCTCTTCTATAACGAGCAACACCCGCTTTTGTCATTCCCGCTCCAGACTTAGTGGAGCGGAAATATTTTTTAGTTTTAGGTGGTTGCTTGTCTGGTTTTCTAGCCATTCAACCCTCTATGCGTAAAACACCGTGATATTATCTGCAACATCCACTGTGTACTTAATAGAAGCTCCATTATCAAACAAAACACCTTGAGATGGAACTGTTCTATCTACAGTATCGTTTGCAGTGCCTATTGTTCTAGACTTAAACAATGTCGTGCCACTTTCTGGAGATCCGTTTATAAACTCTACGTCTCCTGCTGTGCCACCAGATACCACTGCAAAACCCTTTATCCTAACTCGGTTAGCACCTTCTACGGCTTGAGCACATATAGAACCCGAACCAACAGATACGTTTGCAGCATATTGTGCTGAACAAGTAGCCGAAGTGATTGTTAAGAACAAGCTAGAACCTGCCACTGTTTCTGCCGAACTAGTGGAAGTAATAACCTCTGTTAAGGAGTCACCAAAAACATCCGTACCAACAACTGTTACTGTCTTCGCATTGTCTCCAGTTCCAGTTGTTGTTACTGTAACATTTCTTGCCGTACCGTTTGCATGTGTAGTGTTAGCTAAAGTAAAAGCGGCAGTTGGTCTAGCGGCAGCTGCTATTCTTGTTGTACTCGCAGCGTTTTCATCGCTTATTGTCAGTGCTCGTAC